TATAAGCCTTGTTTAATTCTTCTTTGTTATCTTCTAACTTGTTAGCAGCAATCCATTTAAGGACTAAGCTACTCATTATTGGTAGAAGATGAGAAGCATACTTCTGAAAGAAAGGGTTAGAAGGCATATTAACCATGATCTGATAGATTACTTTTTCTTTTTCTTTATTATCTACAGGATCGTTATCACGCCAATCGTCTAAACCTTGAATAACATCCCAAAAGTCTAACAACCATTCTTGAGCAACAAGAGGCAACTTCAAATTATTAAAGTGTATAGTTAAAGATTCGTTCATTTACCAAGGAAGACCTTCAATAGTTTGTACTTTTTGTTGATTGATAGTCTGTTGTAAGCCTTTTTCAATTTGAGAAATTTGAAAAGGACCAAGTTGCTCTTGAACCCACTGAATAACTTGTGCTTCTGTCAGTTGATCAAAAGGAATAAATCCAGGCTCTGTTGGTGACTTATACGGAACACGTTGATACAGTTTATCAGAAGCAGTATATTGCTCTTCTGTTAAGGATACACTGCAGCAAACTATTTCTACTACATTATCAGGTAAAGTTCTTACTAGATTAAATACGCTCCACTGCATGACTTATCCTTTCGCCTTAAGTGCTTCTACTTCAGCTCGTAACTTTTGAATTTCTTTGAGCATGGGTGAAATAAGCTGTTCATAATTAATACCAGCTAGCTTTCCATCTACTGTCACACAAATTTCAGGACGTACTTTAACAACGTCATCAGCGATAAGTCCATACTCTGTATTGTCGTAAGTTTCTGCAGTGTACTCACCAGCATTATTTTTCTTACGGCGTTTGTATGACACAGGATCTAAACTTAACAACCAGCTTGTGTCTTCCACTGCGGCGATGTTCGCTTTGGATTCTCTGGTGGAGCTTAACCCACCAAGTTGACCATTAGAATCTATGTAGACTGTTCTAAATGAACCGCCTACGGTTACGCCATATACAGCGGTAAAAAGCACAGCATTGTTAGTAATTAATGGCCCATCAACACTTAATTTATACCCAGTAACAGGTTCTCCACCAATAGCAACGGCACCATCAGGATTTATATTAAGCCTAGCAATACCGCCGTTTACAAGACGTAATTGTTTAAGAGACTTTGTACCATTTGCTAAAGAAAACAATGCAACAGAATCTGCATCAACAAACAACGCTGCTTGAGTAGAATCCGTCAGATCGCTTGTCGAGCTTAAATGAATCGCTGATGCCCCACCTGTACCGTTAGGCATAACATTGAGAGCTGTGGTGGCGTTAGTCGTGCTGTTTTGAAAAATTGTTGAGTTGTTACTGTAAGTAGCAAAAGCCCCCTGAATACGCCGTGCGTTACCACTAAAGATTAAATTAGCTGCAACAGTCTGGTTAGCGTTATATGTCTGTGCTGCTGTAAACGTCTGAGCTTCTTCAAGGAACGCAAAGGTTCTATTGCCTGACACGGCAGGTATGGTTATCGTACGTGCGGCATCCGTGGTGTAGCTGATAGTGGCCTTGTTGGTCTGCGTACCGACGAGGAGCGTGTCGATAGTACCCGTTGTAAAGACACCAGTAGAAGGCGTTGCAGCGCCAATAGGCGTGTCGTCAATAGAACCGCCATTAATATCTACGTAATCATCCGCAAATCTTACGTTAGTACCATCACAAAATACATGCGCCTTTTTACCATTAGGTATTGTTACGCCCGTGCCAGCAGCGGTTTTAATAACGATACTTTGCCCTGATGGTGTACCGGTAGTGTTGTTTTCAACAATGTATTGTTTTTGACGGTTGGGTATAACTACATTGCTAGTCCCTGTTAAATTGCCAGAAGACTGAATATTTAGCACTAAGTTACGCACCGCCTGAGGTGAGTTGCTATCGATATACTCTAGATTAAGAGGCCCAGTTGGCGCATTAATACTTGCTGAAGCTCGTCCCGTAATTGCTTCCGGCAATGTGTCGGCTATATTGGTGTTGGTGGTTGTACCCCAGGTACCCGCCTGCTCACCGGTACCTATCTCTTCGATGTTTAGAAGGTTGTTGTATGAACTTGCCATGATTTACTCCAATAAGTTTGTTACATTGTAGGCCACTGCACAGAATACGGGAAGCTCTCTTGCTGCGGTAGGTCACGCAATGCCTGCCGATAAGTCTCCCACGCAGTACGATCTACAGGCGCATCTAATACCTGGGTCCAATCACTGTCTGTAAGAAGCTGGTTCCTCTTAGCCCTTACGTTGGCTGCGGCCTTGTCTTCAGATAACTGAATGACCTGCCATACCTGAGTCCACTTGTCATCTACCCGCACCGGCGTGGTCTGCTCATGTCTTTGGGTAAGAGGATCAACTACTGGCGGCGTGACCTCAACAATAGGATAGACGCTGTAGTTTGCAAGAATGCCTTCTGTAATGTAGGCAGGGAAACTTGTGTTGGGATTGTCTTTGCGGAGTTGCCCTATCGTGTAAGGAAACTGCACAGAACCATTAGATACTTTTACATAAAGCATGATCTTTCCTTTCTAGGAAATTGTGAACTGCCATACAACATCGTTGGCCGACCCAACAACATAAAAACTTAAACCATCGTCTTTGAACCATACCGCACTTGGGTTAGTTTCATAAACACCTACTGCAAAACTTTTAGTTGCATAAGATGCGGTAGAAACATCCCACGGTGTTGCTAATGTGTATTGATAAACCGTGTCGTTAGCAAATCCAACAATGTACATTGCTGAACCGTTGTTACCTATAAAAACTGCATATGGAGATGTTTCTTGCGTTGCAACACTAAAAGACTTGCTTGCATACGAAGCAGTAGATAAATCCCATGCAGAAGATAAAGTGTATTGGTAAACAGTATTGTTTGTTGTTCCTACTACATATAGTTTCGTTCCAGCATCACCAAAAAACATACCTCTAGGTAATGATTCTTGTGATGTAACACTAAAACTTACGGTGTCATATGTAGCAGTAGATATATTCCAAGCAGTTGAAAGACTGTATTGGTAGATTGCATCATTAGTGTTGGATAGCACATACATCTTAGTACCGTCATCTTTGAACTGTACTTGTGCTGGTGCTGCTCCTGTCTGAGTGCCAACACCAAACACACGCACATAAGATGCTGTCTGTACTTGCCATGCAGTAGATATGGAATACTGATTGACATCATCGCCTGTTTCACCAAGAACGTACATTTCTGTGCCGTCTGGTTTAAAAGTAACAGATCTTGGGCCATTCTCCTCCGCCGCCACACTTCTATAGTAAGAATTAGTAGTCGCAAGGTTCCATGCAGTACCTAGTGCAAAGCCCCATACACGGTCTGTAACTGAGCCGATTATATACATCTTAGTACCTGAGTCAGCAAAAGCGAGGCCAGAACTATTGTTTTCTCCATTAATCGCTGCAAATGCATAAGACACAGAATCGTAAGATGCTGTACTTACATCCCATGCTGAAGATAAGGTGTATTGAAAAACTGTGTTATTAGAATTAGACAGAACATACATCTTAGTTCCATCATCTTTAAACTCAACTTTTGCTGGAGTTGTTCCAGTTTGTGCAAATACAGAAAACACTTGCACAAAAGAAGCCGTAGATACATTCCATGCAGTTGAAAGATTGTACTCATTTACATCATCACCAGATGACCCAATAATGTACATCTTAGTGCCGTCAGTTTTAAATGTAATTCCATTTGGCGTGATCTCTTGTGTCGCAACGCTAAAACTTACAGAGTCATAGGTCGCTGTTAGTACATCCCAAGCAGTCGCTAAAGAGTATTGGTAAACGGTGTCATTAGAAGTTCCAACGATGTACATCTTCGTACCATCGTTCTTAAACGCTAATCCTTGCGGTGCTGACTCTTGTGCGTTTACATACAACCCAGGGATAAGTGTCGCAACATCCCAAGCAGATGACATAGATTGCTGCCATACGGAGTCTGTTGTTGAACCTACAACATAGAGTTGAGTTCCGTCAGGTTTTATATAAACGCCATTAGGATTTATTTCACCAAACCAAGTATTAAAACTTGGTAAGGAAACTTTTGTAAATGATGCAGTGCTTACATTCCAAGCAGACGAAAGAGCATATTGGTTTACATCATCACCAAGTGTCCCAATAACATACATTATTGTTCCGTCTGATTTGAAAAACACATCAGTTGGCAGAGTTTCTTGAGATGTAACACTAAAAGATAAACTGGCGTAAGAAGCCGTTGATAAATCCCAACCACTTGTGAGTGTGTATTGATAGACGGTATCGTTTACCTCCCCAACGATATACATCTTCGTCCCTGAGTCACCAAAAAATAGCCCTCTAGGAGTTGCTTCTTGGCTGGTAACACTTAGGCTTACAGAATCATAAGATGCTGTGCTGACATTCCATGCGGTAGATAAAGAATACTGATAAACCTCGTCATTACTACTAGATAGAACATACATTTTTGTTCCATCATCTTTGAACCTAACTTTTGCTGGACTTGTTCCTGCTTGCGCCGATACAGAAAAGTTTTGAACATAAGATGCTGTGGTTACATCCCATGCTGTAGATAAATCATATTCATTTACGTCATCACCTGTTGATCCAATAACATACATCTTTGTACCGTCTGGCTTAAACTCCACTCCAGTTGGATTTATTTCCTCCGCACTCACATTTTTTCTAGGAAACACCGCCGTACTTGGTTGATACGGTGTGGATAAGTTGTATTGCAGGACGGCATCTCTTTGATCACCAAGGACATACATCTTCGTGCCATCAGAACTAAACTTTACATCTGTAGCGTTAATTTCATATCCAGAAATAGAAGCATTTGGCGCTATTCCTTCAAAGGTAGCAAAGGCTAAGTCCCAGGCGTTAGATACGGGAGGAGCTCCTCCTACCCCTGCTGCTGCTTGAAGAATATCTCTAACGCTCATTATTTAATATCCTTAGCAAGTAATAATCCACGCCAAGTAGTGCCAGCATTGATGGTGAAAAACCCAATAATGTCTACACCAGAAGTGGTGAGTGTTGGCGGCGTTCCTCCCGCCCACGTGACACCAGAGAACCAGTTTACGGTCGCAGAACCACCATTAGTAAGCACCAATACAAACGCCCCAACGTCACCGCTGGTCGCTACGTTCGATACCGTAAACGTGGTCGTTCCAGAAATGGTTTTGGTAAAGTAGTTGCCCGCCGCTAGATCAATATCTGAAGCAGATACGGCGGTGCTTTTTTCTCGTAGACCAGTAATGACTGGCGTGGTAGCAAAAACCAACAAACCAGAACCTGTCTCATCCGTAACAGCGGTAGCAAGGTTTGCAGACGAAGGAGTTCCTAGCCATGTGGCTACGCCGGCTCCAAGAGACGTAATCCCAGTACCACCGTTGCCAGCAGCAAGAGTTCCCGTGACCGCTCCAGATTGAGCAAGGTTAATAGCGCCAAAACCTATCGTTGTACCTGATCTACGCAGAACATTGTGGTCTGCTGCCGCTGTAATTGCAGCTAAGTCGCCTGTGCTATTTGCTGACCTACCTGCAACAGATAGGCCGGCTATCTGTGCAATGTTTGTAAATGGTAGATCGCCTGTAACCGCATCAGTTGAAGCAAGGTTTATCGCGCCAAAAGCAAGCGCTGTTCCTGACCTACGAAGCACTTGATTATCAGTGCCTGCCGCAATGCTCGCATTGTCTGCCGTAGCATTACCTGTAACACCAAGAACTGAAAGGGCAGAACCTTGGGCAAGATTAGAGAATGGAAGATCTCCAGTGACAGCATCTGTTGACGCAAGGTTGACTGCACCAAACGCTACTGATGTACCAGACCTACGAAGAACTTGGTTGTCTGTACCAGCAGCTATGCTTGCGTTGTCCGCTGTAGCGTTACCGGTGACCCCTAAAACAGAAAGAGCAGAACCTTGGGCCAAGTTAGTAAACCCAAGCCTGGCTGATATAGCTGGCGTAATCGTCGTGCCATCCACATACATCGACCGTTCGGCTGGATACGTACAGAAAATGTCCTTGGTGCCAGCGCTCCAGTTAACGGCGTTTCCAGAATTGGATGACTCTAAAATTGTGTCCCGGCTGAGTGTCGTACCAGAGGATGTATAGGTTCCAATGCCTACCTCCCAGTCTGTCCCATTTGTCACTGCGTAGTAGGTTGTATTGCCGTCCCCAATAACGGAAAACGCCTGGTAACCTGTTACGGCCCCGGCAAGCGTGTATGTGCCGGTGCTCGTTGTGGTCGTAGTCTCTTTGACTCTGTCTTTTAGTACAAGTGGCATGATCTATCCTCTATGCTGCAACCGGTATCCAATTTGGATTCTGAGCATCGTTTATTACAACCCAATTTGGATTCTGAGCATCGTTTATTACGACCCAATTTGGGCTTTGCCGTTTGGGAGCAAAAGTCACTATCACTAAGTTTGCTGTTCCCGGTGTTATAATTGCGTTTTGAATTACGCTTGGTGCGTTTGTAGCAATTACTACTGCTCCAGCTTGAGGGAACACTGGTTGCCCAGGAACAACCTGTGGAGCTGATCCTGCAAATGTCGCAGACCCAACTAATGTAGTAATTGGGTTGTCAATCCCTGGCAAACTTCCCTGCGCCAAAAGAGCGCCTGTTGCGGGAACAATGCCTAATTGAATAACTGGTGCTGCACCATTTAAAACGACCGCCCTTGTTGCTGGGCTAATAATTCTTTGTGTTAAAACAATGCTTGGAGCAGACCCAATAATAAGGGTTGATCCAGTTGGAGCAATAAAGGTTTGCCTAAATAAACTTGGGGCGTGTCCCTGTAAATTAATTGCACCAGACGCCGGTTGCCTAACACTTCCAATTGCAGTGCCTGGAATATTTCCCTGTGTAACTATTGAACCCGTAACTGTGGATACAAAACTTCCAACAGAAACTATGGGTTGCAACCCTTGCAACGAAACCGCACCTACAACTGTTGTAACCGTAAACGTGCGCTGTAAATTTGGAGCCGCACCAGCAACAACAATTGCGCCAGTAGCTGGCGTTATCGCAAACTGTTCTATCCCCTCTTCTGCTGCAAAAGGGGCACCCGAAAACGGGGCTTGAGCAAACATTTTGCTTCCTTACTGTTTAGGTAAGGGTAAATACGCCAGTAGCAGCAGGAAGAATCGTCAGGGTGTTGGGCGAAGTCACCGTAAATTGCGAGGAAGACAATTGGCACCAGCAAAGAAGTCGCCCTGCACCAGCACCGGTTGAGTTACGAATCACAGCAAACTTCACATTGGTTAGCGAAGCGCCAGAAGCCGTAAACGTCAAACCTATAGTGGAGTAAGTAAACTTGTACTGTTTTGCCGAAGCACCGACCGTCCACTGTCCAGTTGCCGGAACAATATTTTTTCCGCCAGCTACATATCCGCCAGTAGCAGAAATTTCATTAGTTAACTGTGAATATGCTGTTAGAGTGAAAGTTGATGCGTTACTAGCAGAACGAGCCAAAACCATTTTAAATACGCCAGCACCAAGAGTAATAGTACCGTTACCAATGTACTGTTTAGCCTTGTTGTAAAGTTGCCATGCAGATGCAGCCATTTTAAATCTCCTTTAAGTCAGCACAAGAAGCGCCGGTTTCCAAAATATGACGGAGTAATCCACCCCGAATGTCTAACTCAATTTCATCACCTAGCATCTTAATTAAATCAATAAACTCTTGAGCCTGAGAAATCATCCATGGGTTGCAATAAAATATTTTGCCGCCCACATTGACCGGAACTACGGGTTGACCGTCGTTTTCTTTTTGTTCGTAAGCATGATGTTTATCGCCATCAAGACATGAATCACAACCGAACACATGAAATCTCTTAAAGCCCAACATCCTAAACAAAGGTATTGTTCTTAACAACACAGTAGAACCACCAGGAACAGGGTACCAACGTTCATACTGACTTGCCAAGATTTCATTTAGGATTTCGGTGCTGGTGTGCCAGATGTATGTCTGTTCTTTAGGCATCTTGGCAAACACACTTGGGTGGCATTGAGAGGCAATAAAATACTTACAGTCAGGAACTATTGGATCTACAAAACGATTGTTGTGCTCTTGAGCATCAACCATAACCATCGCAGATGGTGTAATACCATTATCAATACAATATCTGTAAGCATTGTTAATGGTGATTAATTTGACCCCATCTTCCCGAAGTTTGCGAATTTCTTCGATACTATTAGCTAAAGATGGACCACCACCCACAATCATAACTTCTACATTATTGGTTGGATATGGTTGAACTTGTTGAAATCCTAAAGATATGTTGTGTTTTACTTGCTCTTTAATTTTTTCTTCTGAAGTATTTAATACACCACAATCAACAATCTCATTACCAGACGCCCATGCAGAAACATAAAAGTAAGCATAGCCAGACTCTTCTTTTGACCAGTGGATCAAACAATTTCTATCATTAAATTTTTTAAGCCACCAATCATAAGAATGAACACTTAGATGCAGTTTATGCCCTAACAACTTACCCATCTGATCATCTTCCGTAGAAATCTGAAAAAAAACATGATGGCAAGCTGCTAAACAATTATCTAAAACCCGATCCACATGATGCGGTCGAATGTGTTCCATAACATCTGTACAAAATCCATATGCCGCTTTAATTTCTAACGGCTGAGATAAATCATGCTCTTTGAAACGCATTACATGGCTTTGGGTTTCTAGCATTGGGCGAATGTCAGGATCTAAGCAGTTGTCTGCAAAATCCACCATCGTTACATCCAACCCACCAAAGAAGGCTAAGTTCAAAGCCCCCCTGTGTGGAGCCTTGCCTATAATTCCGTTAAATGAAGTAGACATAATATTCTTTAAAAAGAGGAATTAAATTGTTCGTTTTGGATGTTGTTAGAGACAAGTAAAGTTTCCAGTAAAGGCTATTTAGTTCACCGACATTCTTATCTGACCAGACCGATAAGCGTCACGACGCTCCATGCCATCACCCAGACGTTTAGCCAGGATCATTGCCTCTTCATAGCGTTTGTTATACCCAGCAATAACATCAGCCTCACCCTTCATGTAGGTGTACGCCTCAATTAATGAGCCATAGAGCAACGCAGAATCAAAGTTATCACCAAGCCACGTAGTACCAGCCGTAACAATTGATTCTGGGTAGTAGAAATAGTGCAACTCTATTAAATAGTTTAGGTTTGGTGTTGGCCCTAAGATAAACGTGTTGTCATCAAATATAGCGTAATACTTTGGTATGCCTGTAGTATTTGGATTTGGAAATGCAGCTCTAATAAAATTTACATCTTTGTTTAACAAATACTCATAGTTACCGTCGCTATCAATAACTGCCATGGAATACACAGCTAAAAAATCTACGGGTGTTCCAAGATATTGATTGCTTGAAGTTGCGTTGCCAGTTTGATTTTTGCGAAAATTTGGAAACTGAACGCTGTTATAAATCCGCTGCTCAGCCTGCTGAATGAACGTGTCAATCTGTTCTTTAGACGTGAGGTTTACTAGGTTTCCAGAGGAATCCGTGTACTGAGTACTCGGAAAGTCATTTTCCGTGAACCCCTTGATCGTCTCAAACAGAGTTGCGTAGTTCATTTAGCCTAGCTTCTTCGACGAGTTAGTGCCCTTAGTAGCCGCTCCTGTGCCACGCGTTTTAACAGTCTGCGTATTAGGGACATTATTTGGGTAACCATTCTTAGTATCCTTTACAGGTACTGGGGTAGGCATCTTGTTCATTATCGCCCCCGCCCAGCTTTTTTCTGCATCATGACCTTAGGCATACCCTTGCCCATCTTTTTCTCCGTCATGGACTCTTTGGGCGGCTTAAGCATACCACCTTTTTTCAGGCCCATGCGATGCATTTTTGAACTGCCCTCGTGTTTCTTAATAGCCTCGGCAATTTTGTTAGCCATTTTGTTCTCCTATTAAAATTAAGGCGCTGTTAATCGAATTAAAGCAGAGTCTACTGTTGCCGGAGGAAACACAACTCTAAATGATGTAGTGGAAGTGCGATCAGCCCCAAAATCTAAGACACAAATAGATGGTCCACTTACTGTATATACCAAAGCTCCTCGTGCGGTAAGAGAAGACACCCAAGAAGGGTCTGTAAATGTTAAAAAAAATATACCATTTTCTGTGTCATAAGTAGGAGATACGAGCTGTCCTGTAGCGATATATCCTGATGCCACGACTTCATCAGAAGATGTATATGCGGCTGTCGTGTTATTTAAAGTTGCTGCACTGGTATAAAGAGCTACCTTAAAATAACTACTTGAAAAATCTAAAGTTCCAGCTGCAATGGCGGCTTTAAAAGCGTCTGTTAAATAATTTCCAGTAAACGCCATTTTTGTCTCTAAGAATTAGTTAAATATGGAGAATAAGTGCTTGAGTTTGCCAGCATATAAGGAAACATTGTTTGAGTGATGTACGTAATTTCTAATGGTGTAAGAGATGAAGAAAGAGATCCTGTAACAAAACGCAACATATCTAAAGCATCAGAAGAACTAACTATACCGTCTCCATTAATATCACCAAGTCTTCTATCATTAACAAATGTATTTCTAAACAATGCTGTTGGTATTGGTTGCGATTGAACGGCTGCTTGCAATAAAGCATTTGGTAACAATGATTGTGTCACCACCATTCCATCTAAAACCACACCAACCGGAAACAATACTGCAAATGGAGCCACAATTGCTAAATTATTTGGTGTAAGCCCATCAGCATTAGCTCTAGCACCACCAACCGGTGCCCATCCCCATTGCACAATTCTACTACCGCCAGATGGGTCGCCGCTACCTAATGGGCCAGCATTAGACTCAATTTGCAAGCCTGTGTAGCCAGCTTGTCGATAAGTAGTATCTGGGCGTGGATTACGAATAGCCTGCGGGTCATTTACCGGATACATGCCCAACTGCAACTGTGGCTGATCTGGTTCCCAACATGTAGGGCAGACAAGAAGATTTACGTTCTTTGTCTTAATAACGATGCTTTTAAGCTGTTTTAGCTTATAGCGAAAGCCACACCTATCGCACTGCGATATAGCCCATTTACCAGAGGCAAACTTGGTAGGCATTAATAGAACATCTCACGCGGCGCTAACCGCAGAGAAGCCTTCTCACGATCTTCAGACGATGCCAACGCCCACTGCTCTTCATACGACATCTTGAGCATTTCTAACCGTGGGAGCGCCTCAGGAATCTTCATGGACAAGTAATATGCCAGCCCAGCCACTAAGCAAGGCAACAGACGGAATGGAATGTCTTGTGTGTCTACCCCGTTACCCGCGTCCTGTAAGCGACGCAGTCTCCAGTAGACATAGGTGTAAAAGTTACTCTGGTCTGGCGCAGGCCAGACATTAATATTTGGCGGGTTTACCCCAGTAGAAGTGTTAGTCGTATTAGGCTGGTTACCGTTTATGGGGTATGTAGCACCCGACTGCCGGTTAATCCAGACCTGAATGGGTCGGCCTTGTGCGTTCTTATTCGGTATCGTGGCATAAGTAGAAACGCTAATGCGGCTGATGTTGATGTCAGTCTGCTCAGCGCCTGTCTGAGTCCGTATCACACTATCCAGAAGGTCAATCGTATCTACAGGCAGAGCGTAGGTAATCTGCCCCTGCACCATTGGAATCGACCCCTGCTCAATAGTCCAGAGGTTAATACCACGGTTAGCCCACTCAATAGTCAGCAGGTTCAGAGATCTACGCGCTGTACGGAACTCATAACCCGTGCGTACCTCTAAGCCACAACGCTCAAAAGCTTCTTCAAGAAGCTCATTGAAGTCTAGATTAAAGCTAGTGGTGCCTGAAGTGGTCATTAAACCATCCGTCCTTTGGTTTTGCCTTTACGAGCGCAGCCATCTGCTCTTTTAGACGCGGAAACCGTACCGCCTTTTTTAAATCTTTTGGTGACTTTAATCCCGCCGCCTGTTAATTCTCTGTTTGTTTTACCTTCTCTAGGCTTGAACGCCTGTCCTTCAAGATACGCTTCAACATCCAAATCATCATTAACCTGTTTTCTGCCAGACAATCTGCCGCCCAAAAAAGAACCGTATTGATTTGAAGCGCCAGACCCACGCGCTAGTACGTTTTTCATACCAGACTTAGCCATGAGTTCGGCGTCCCTCATTTCACGCTCTAATTCTTTATCAGTGATTGTCA